GTATGCCTTATATTGATAGTGATATGACAGAATATAATACAAAAAATGTTAATGGCCATATGGGTATACAACGACGATAATATGGTTGCTGAATATGCCATTAGAGAATTTGATGAATTTTTATATGGAAAAGAAAGAGGATTAACCTATGGATAAAAGGATAAATAATGTTTAAGGTCATTGACAAGGACATTCAGTTTAGGGGCGTTGTAGTTGCACAACTTACTGAGAATTTACTACCATCCCTAGAGGATGAGGTAAAAGATTTCTTGGAACAGAAAATTAATCACGCAATGAAGGATAAATACAAAGAAGGATATGATGATGGTTGGTCTAACGCTCGGGCTTATAGGCATGAAAGTTTCCAACCACCTGTAGGTCCACCAAATTATCGCAATGGAGAAGATGAATGACAGAATTGAATGTGACAGGCTTAGATGAAGCCAATACCGTGAATGATATATGGTCGTTTAATGAAGTGTCACCCACCGGAAATGCTATGGGTGGCACAGAACTTATGATGAAATGGTTGCAAGAGAACGTATCAGTAGAGTTGCTTGATAAGTATCAAATCATCCAATCTAGGGTCAGAGAACTTGAAGACAAACCAAGAGTTTTATGGTTACATGACACCGCAGATGACCCAGAATCAGCACACCTAGCAAATCCAGAAAGTTTGGACCAATTCAGGCGTTTGGTTTACGTGTCAAACTGGCAGAAACAGATGTATGAATGGTTCCATGGAATTCCCCCATCTAAGGGTGTTGTATTGAAAAATGCAATCTACCCTATTGAGGAACATAAAAAACCTGGACCCAAAGAACCCATTAACATAATTTATCACACAACCCCCCATAGAGGGTTGAACGTGTTATTGTCAGCATTTGATTTGATTTCAACAAAACACACAGATGTTACTCTTGATGTCTATTCTAGTTTTTCTATATATGGTTGGGATAAAAAAGATGAAGCATTTGCACCTCTATTTGATTATTGTAATGAACATCCACAAATCAACTATCACGGTGCAGTTTCAAATGACGAAGTTAGAGAGGCTCTAAAGAAAGCACATATCTTTGCATACCCGTCAATTTGGCCAGAAACCTCTTGTATTTCTGTTCTTGAAGCGATGAGCGCAAAGTGTGTAACCGTGTGTCCTAATTATGCCGCGTTGCCTGAGACCTGTGCAAACATGGCATGGACGTATGACTTCCATGAAAACCATGAAATACACGCTAAGTTACACGCTAACGTTCTTAATGCAGCAATTGAACACTATTGGGACTCAGAGGTGCAAAATAACCTAAGGTTCCAAAAAATGTATTTTGATAGGTTTTATTCTTGGGAAGTGAGAAGTCAAGAGTGGACTAATTTCTTGAATTCAATAATGGTACAGGCGCCAACAATGGAACCACAAACCGACAGGTCGGCTTATGCAGACCTATAGTGATATTCCTGTGTTGAGTGAATTGGAACAATTAGTGATGCAGGATATGAGTAACTTTGGTATTCCAATATCAGGAACAGACGACGAATTGAAGTCATTCTACGCCTCGTATTGGGAAAAAAGACTTGACTAATACAAGATAATATAGTATAATAGTAGGAAATGGTTAAGAGACAAAAACGGAATGAAGCTGGGTATATGGTGCCAAATTTTGAGCATTTGGTGCTGAGTCATGCCGGTTATGACCGTGAATTGACCACGGCAATGTTGTATGCAAACTATACCCTGAATCCCAAAAAACTCAAGAAAGAAACCCTGCTATATGACAAGAAGAATAGCAAAGTACTCTCAGTAATTCAAGACTGGAAGTTTATTGGCGTAGGCAAGCATTGTTGGATACTTAACAATAATGGCGAACTCTCCAAACAATCCATGGATTGGTTGTCAAACGAGTTAGTAGCCCTCCGGGAATACGGGAAGGAACTGGAAAAAACCAAACAGGTACTTAAAGAGGAAAAAACCAAACACAAACCCAACATCCAACAGAAAATACGTGAACAGGTCTCCAACTACATTGGTGAAGTTGAAAGCCATATTGATGAATTTCTTGAGAATGGGTTCATATCTGAAGTCAACATGTACGAATGGTTACAGACCAACAAAGTCAAGGCGATGCAATCAAACAAAATCGCAACATATTACAAGCCCCTCTTGGGTGAAATACAACAGGTGTTCGACAAGCCTAGGTCTGAGTTGGGTAGGTCATATGGTCTAACAAAGACCAATGCAAAGAAATATCTAACGTTCATACTGGACATCATTTCAGATGCGGAGAGGTGGGCTACCAATCAGAAGGCAACGACGGTCAAGAAACCGAGGAAGAAGAAACAGAAGACCGCATTACAGCTCACATCCAAACTCAAGTATCAGGAAAAGGACAAGACACTCAAGTTAGTGTCCATAACACCAACACAGATTGTAGGTGCAGACCAGTTGTGGGTTTATAATACCAAGTACAGGACACTCGGAGTGTACCGAGCAGTAGACCGAGGTGGTCTATCGGTCAAGGGTTGCACCATCCTCAACTTTGTACCATCTACATCCGTCGCCAAAAAGTTACGGAAGCCAAGAGATACCATTGATAAGTGCCTCAATGGCGGTAAGATTATACTCAGAAAACTGTTGAAAGAGCTAACAACCAAAGAAGTCCATCTCACAGGAAGAATAAATAGCAGCACCATCTTACTAAGGATTATTAAATGATAACAGACGACACAACCGATTCAAACAACGTGGTGATGTTTCCTGGGGTCTTTGATTTGAGTAAAGCTCGGGCTGGTCTCTCAGATGAAACCAAGAAAGAAATTACTGCTAACAAGAGAAATTTTATTGATGCGTATATAGACAATTATGCTCAAGGTCTAATACAAAGGTTGGCTATGCAGGGGTTCAATGTCCACACCGAAGAATTTTTTATCCACTTTATGTTCTCTATAGAAGCCTTAAAATCTTGTCTATATAATACCATGACTATTGAGCATCCTATACAAATGAAGGTAAACGAAATGACAGCATTAGCCAGAGAAGCAGAAAAAAAAATGGAAGAGGAAATAGAAGAAGAAGAAGGACACCCGATAGAAGAATAATACATCATGGCAATATTGATTGATTTCAACCAAGTCGTTATAGCCAGTATAATGGTTGCGTTTGGTCACAAAAAGCACGCTAATATAAATGAGGATATGATAAGGCATCTTGCTTTAAATTCCCTCAGGTATTACAGAACAAGATTCAAGGACAAATATGGTGAACTTGTCATCTGTTGTGATGATAAGAGGAGCTGGAGAAAGGACATTTTTCCATACTACAAGGCCCACCGTAAGAAGGATCGTGACGAGTCCGATATGGATTGGAAGTTGATTTTTGACATCATAGACAAGATAAAGCAAGAATTGGTTGAGTATTTCCCCTACAAGGTGATACACATAACAAAAGCCGAAGCAGACGACATCATAGGACTTTTATGTAGGATAGCTGACGAAGATACTGTGATTGTAAGTTCTGACAAGGATTTCCGACAGTTACAAACCAACAAGTATATCACACAATGGTCACCTAGAACCAAGAGGTTCATACGGGACAAAGACCCCATGACATATCTGAAAGAGCATATCATACGTGGTGACCGTACAGACGGTATCCCAAATTTTCTGTCAAAGGACGATACGTTTGTGAACGGGTCCCGTCAACGTAGGATAACCGAAAAGAGACTTACGGGTTGGATGGACTGTGAGGTTGAGGACTTCGATGAGAACAAATTACGTGGGTTCAAGAGGAACGAACAACTGATTAATTTGCTCTTTACACCAGCGGAAATACAGAAAGAAATTATAGATACCTATAACGAAAAACATGATGCCAAACGCAACAAGATATTTGGTTACTTCATTAAGCATAGGATGAAAATGTTGATGAACGACCTCCAAGATTTTTAACTAGAAGGAAGACAAGATCATGATGAAACCTATGTTTGAGATTTTTAAAGAAGTGAAAAAAGCTAAGTCGCTTAAGAAGAAAGTTGAAGTTTTGCGACAAAATGATAGCCCAACCTTAAGGGAATTTTGTGCTTATTGTGTAAATCCACATATCAATTTCCTATTACCTGAGGGTGACCCGCCATTTGATAAATTGGAGGGTGATGAGGCTATTGATTGTGAAGAAGTGTTACATGCGAATGTTTCTAAGTTGTACCTGTATGTTGAGGGTGGTAACCCCAACCTGAACCAGATTAAACGGGAAGGACTCTTTATTGACCTTTTAGAGACCATTCACCCAGAAGATGCTGAGTTGCTACTCAGGCTGAAGGACAAGAAGGTCAAAGAATTATCCGAGAAGTTGGTGAACGAAGCCTACCCCGGATTTTTGTCATATTAAAATGGAATTCGGACTTGCAAAAATGAGAAGGCATTTGTTGAAGAAACAATTTGCTACAAGACAACTAATCAAATGGCATGAGAATCATGTCCAAGATTGTAACCATCATATCAAGAGAATTAGAGGTACCAAATACGAGAATGATATGGGGTACTGGCAGTCACAAAAGAACCAACACAAGAAAGCAATTGAAAAATTGCACTACTTCATGAGAAAACCTAAGCTTCGGGAAGAGTATTAATGAGGACATCCTATTTCAGTAATATCAAGAACGTAACCAAACCAATCTCAATTGCTGCGAGTGCCCCACGATGGTACGTAGGTGCTCAGTATATGCGTCTGGCTCCGAAGTATGACACCCTAAAAGACTACAAATCTGGCAAGATTGATAAAGACCAATACACTAAAGAATACCATGAGAAGGTTCTTAACTTGTTAGATGCTGATGTCATCTATGCGTACTTGACCAGTATATATAATGAGGAAGTTACACTCCTATGTTGGGAGAAACCGGATCAGTTTTGTCACCGAAACCTTGTCGCAAAGTGGTTCAAAGACCAACTGGATATTGACATAACAGAATTAGGACAAGATGAAGTTGTATGATGAAAAAATACAAAGACCTCAGAAAGAAATTACAAAAAGAAGAAGACGAGTGGGGTTCTAAGAAGAAGCCTAAAGTGAATCCGTATAAGAGGAAACCCTTCAACATCAAGGATTACCTGAACCTCCTAGAGGATGAGGATGTGGATGATGACAACTTTGAATAATGTAGCCTTCATAATCGGTAATGGTAGGACCAGAGAGGGGTTCGATTTGAACCTATTGGTTGGTCATGGTACCATCTATGGTTGCAATGCCCTCTACCGTGATTTTAAACCACCGTACATTGTCCCAGATTTTCTGGTGTCTATTGATGACCCCATCATAGCAGAAATCGAGAAATCTGATTTCCCCCAAGACCGGTTTATTGTACCCCCTAAAGATGAACAGTATGAACCTGCTGAGTTTAACCCTGGTCAACCTCGGTCAAACGCTGGAATGAACGCAATGATGGAAGCAATCAAAGCGGACCATGATGTATTGTATTGTTTTGGGTTTGATTTCCTGTTGAAAAGTGAGGTTTGTTTGGATAACCTCTACAAAGACACAAATGCGTATGGACCTGATACTGCAACTTCCTATGCAGATTCTTTCAGGAGAGTAAGGTATTTCGAGTGGTTTGCGAATAAACACCCGGATGTGAGTTTTAAGATGGTTTTCCCCAATGGTAAAGACCCTTTCCACAGTATGAAAACCAAAAATGTCATAGGAATCAACTTCGGCATAATAGAGGACAAAATTCACACATTAAATGCAAAATAACGCTTGACAAGGTCCTCCAATATGTTATTATGGTGGTGTAATGATGAGAAAGCAAAGGAGCTTAAATAATGTCTGTTTATGTATCTGAGAGTTCTGAGTCCGTTATGTCTGGTTTGTCTAAAATGAAGGCTGCCATGATTGAGGACTATAAGAATACAAGTATGGCCTATACTTGTATCGGTATGGAAAAGACCGACATTCGGAAGAAAATGTGTGATGAGTATGCCGAGAAGTTTACTATTACCTACGGTAAGAAGTATATCAAGATCACTGAAAAGGGTGGTAGTGTGAAGGCATTTGTCGTTGGTGTTGACAACGATAAGAAGTTTAGGAAGGGTGATATTTTGAAACCCGCTAGTTGGGCTGCCCCTGCTCGGAACGCTGCTAGAGGAAATATCCTTGAGGGTAATTATACAATCAACTGGACGGGGCCTTTATATCTTTAAAAGGCCTTTTTCGCTTGCCACGGAACCCAAATGTGTTATAATAGTAATATGAAAGGAGTTATTTCATGACCCCCAAAAAATATCGCGATATGGCAAATGCTTGCCGGGAACGCGCCAGAGAAAGTCGGGCGCTGTGCGATACGGACGGATTTCTCTCCCAAGGCGCTTCCGATGAAATGGCGGAGCGCTATGAAATCGCGGCCAAGTGGCTTGAGCATGGTAAAACCCATGAATTTAATTGCCTGTTCCACGGCGGCCGCGAAGTATGTGCCCGCCAGTTTGACGGGCAGTATGGCCTTGTTTGGATTGTGGCGGAAGAAGAAGAAGCCCGTTTCGGGCGTAAATTTATCCCCGTTGGCAAAAAAAGCCGAATCCAAAAAGAGCTTGGCCTTTCAGAACGCATGGAGCGCCGCCCTGCCGGTTACAGCACCAAGAACGGACGTTTCTGGCGCATAGATGACCGCGCGGAAAAGGAGGAGACCTAAACATGAAGCGTATTCTTGAGGTGGATTACATTTATAATGATTATAAAGAGATACCTCAGTCAACTGTAGATTATGTCCTATCCGTATCGGATGCGGATAATATCGCAGATATACCCCTTGAAGATATCAACGGTTTTCTCAATGGTCTAGACAAGTGGACCGATGAGAACTCCCCACCCCGTACATACGTTCCCACAGAGGAGTGTCCGATACAGGATGTCAAAGACCTTGTGGAGAAGGGTATACAGACGGGACCAAAAACCACTTTTTCTGAGGAGCATTTGGTCAAATGGCCGATGCCATAGTATAAATAATGATTAAGGTAACTGCAACAGTTTACACAGCTTATGTATTCATAACCCTAGCCCTTATTGCTTTGGGTATCTATGGGATATTTTACATAGAAATTACACCATATTCATAGGAGAAGAATATGATACCCGCATGGTTGTTTATTATAATGCTCGTCTTTTGCGTGATACTTAGTTGGGTAAGTGGCGTGAAGTTTGTTCTAAATCACTTAGAAGAAAATGAAATTATTGATTACAGGGAGGAAAGTGATGGGCGCATTGAAATTGTCCAGTTCCATCCGTTCAACAAGGCAGTCAAAGAAGCGAACAAGAAAGCCTTCATACCGAACGACGACAAAGAAACCTAAGTTCAAATTGGATGGCCATTGGTGCCTTGATTTTCCATCTGAGGAAAACGCTTTTGCTAAGATGGATGAACTCCATGACATGGGCCAAAGTGATGAGGACTACGTGAAAGACTATATGAAAGATAAGCTAGATATGGAGTATTAGAATGACAGCTGAAATTATCAAACTTTCCGAATACAAAAAGAAAAAGGAATACCCTATGATGGG